CAGACGGAAGGTGGACTCGGCTTCCTTGATCTGCTGGTTGATGGTGCGCATATTGCGCGAGAAATTGCTGGAATCCAGCGACAGCGCGACCACCAGTTCGCGCAGGGTTTCGGCCATAAAGTTCACCTACTTTTCCATTGTGGTTTGGGGGAGGTTGGCATATAATGGAAATGCCCTGTAGGGCAATTTCGTTGGCTCATGGAGGATGCGACAATGGATAAAACCTTAGCTCAGTCCTTGTTTGATAAGTATTGCAAAAAGCTGCGGCTCACCCCTTCATGGGATGTTCGGCTCGAATTTGTCGACGATCCTTCATGGCCTAAAACAGGTGATTTCAAGATCGATTGTGATGACAGAAAAGCCATCCTCATGCTGAATGCAGTCAATCCCAAGCAGGAAAACATAGAAGAAGTCATCATTCACGAGCTAATGCATATCAAGATGTACCCACTTGATCAGGTGACTGAATCGCTGATATTGAGTACATTCCCAGAAGAATCACCCGCACAGGATTTTGCATATCGTCAGTTCTATAATGCTTTGGAGCAAACTGTAGAAGAACTGTCAAAATGTTTTTTGCTCGAATTTGGCGATAACAAGGATTTCTCTTATGGAAGATGCCAGAGAATGAAATCATTCAATGATTTGTATGACGGTCTCAATAGCATCGAATAATCACGGCTTTACCCCCGGCCAGACTTCATCAATGAAGCGCTGCCGGGGCCTTTTCTTTTCCTGCTCCCGTGTGGCGTCCCATGCCCGCAGGCGGAGGAAGCCCAGCATGTCCATCTCGTCGATTTCCTTCATGCGCCAGCCGTTTTTCATCAGCTCGTTGTAGGTGGCATAGATGTATTCCGGCAGCGTCAGGCTTCCTGCGGAATCGTCACTTCCGGATTCTCCGCCTCCGCCAGAATCTGCTCCGCTTCCTGCACCACCGGAATCGTAGGGAAAGTGTCCAGCACCTCCGTGGTCTGGGTCTGCACAGCCATCAGCGCCAGCGCGATGTCATGCATCAGGCGGTCGGCGGGATAGTTGTCGTACATTTCATCCGGGGTGAACTGGTTATTGAACAGGATGCAGAACCACTTCACCATGGTGTCCAGCGCGTCCGTCACGGTCAACTGCTCCTGAGAGACATCCTTGCCTTCGGTCGCGTCCTGCGACAGGCGCACCAGTCTGCCGTACATCTTGGAAGCGGGCTCCATTTCACGCAGTGCCCTGCCGGAAACGAAGTCTACGGTGTATTTCTTTTCACCGAGCGTACAGGTGATCATATTCTTACCTCCAAAACTTCAAAAGTAGCTGCCGCACAGCGTCATGGCCGTGCGGCAGTGGGGTGATGATTACGGGGTGGGCGTGATCACAGGCGTATACACGGACTGCAGGAAGGTTTCGCCCATCGCAGCCGTGAAGCCGTTCTCGCCCTCGTCGGCCACCGCCTGGTAGCGGTTGTCGTGGGTGCGCTTGATGGCAGTCCACTCCACATCTCCGGTCTGGCGGGTGATGGTGGTGCCCTCCTTGGTGGCGTAGTTCTCGGTCAGGGGCTTGGCCCGCACCTTGTACAGCCACACATAGCGGAACTTGTGGTTGGACTTTTCGCTCTTGAAGCCCACGGCGAAGTACGGGGGCTTGTCCGTGGAAGAGCGGATCAGGACACCGTTGTCGTCGATCTGGTTGCCGAAGATCTGCTCCTGGATGGCCAGCGGAATGTCCGCCATCTTCGTGGTGAAGGTCAGTTCCGGATCGGGATACAGCACGTCGAACTCGATGTCGTCAGCGTACTGGATGTCCGGATCGGCGTTCTCAGGGGCGATGCTGGCTTCAATCGCGCCAGCCACCAGCTGGAGATCGCCGTAGGTCAGGGTTTCCTCGGTGTCGACCGTCAGCGGGGCGATCACCATGTTTTTGAGTCCGACGGTAGAAGATACAGTCGGAGAAGCGGCAGGATTAGGCATCGTACAATTCCTCCAATTCATTTGTTCTTGAGCTCGTCCCGCAGGACGCGCTTGATTTCGGAAAAGGCCTCATCGGCCCGGGTGTCGAAGGCAGGCCGCACGAAAGGATGCGCGGGAGCCGGAGCAGGCCCGCCGTGCCCAAACTCCACGGGGTTGGCGTAGTACGCGCCATGCTCCGCGTGATGGACGCCGATGGTGATCTGCTTCCCGCCGCCGCGTTTCTGTCTGACCTTGCCTGTATGGATGGACGAGTGCAGGGTATCCGTGATGATCTTCGGGTCGGTGCTGGCGTTGTGGAGCATCTGTTCCTCGATGGGCACAGCGCCTGCTTTCAGGGCACGGTTCACGCCCAGCCCCTGATCCAGATGATACGCCATGTTCACCATGTCGTTCTGGAGATCATCAAAACCGCGCAGTTCAATGGCCATATTCCTTGTCCTCCCTCCAGACCCATGTCCACTGCACCGTGTACTGCCGGGTGGCCGTATCGTAGGCTGGCTGGTTGTAACCCTTGTCGGATTCCTCCAGCATCATGAAGCCGTAGGTGTACATGGCTTCCCGGATCGTATCCGCCATGTCGGTCGGGTCGATGTCGCTCCACAGATTCAGGTAGACGAAGGTGCGGAAGCTGGTCACGTGATCATCGTGATGGCTGGCTTCCGTGGTGGTCGTGGAATAAACGCAGTACTGCACGGGCGGATTCTGATCGGGCGATGTGGCCCGCCAGACCCCGGCGAAAACCGGAATGCCGATGTCGGCCAGAGCACTCTGTACCTGTTTCATCCGCTCACCCCCTTGGCGATGGAAGCCTTCAGGCCCAGGTAGGTATGCTTGAAGCTGTACTCACCGAGGGTGGAGATGTTCCATTTCTCGCCCTGAAAGCGCACCCACATGCCGGGCTTGATGTCCTCCCGGTACCGGATGGTGAAGTTGATCACCGCCTCGGTGTTCATCACATCGGCGCTGCGGTAGTGCTGGTTTCCGGCATCCGTCACAGCGGCCCATACGCGGCATACCACCACATCCGTCGGTTCCGGATAGCCGTTTTCGTTGATGGCGTTCTCTGTGTACCCGATCTCAATCTTGTGGCGAAGGTCTCCGGGATGCGGATCGCTGTCGAAGTTTTTGTAACCGCGCACAGGTCATCGCCTCCTTCAGAACATCTTCTCCGGATCGCGGTAGGGATACAGCAGGCTGTCGAAAGCCATGCGGGTCGCTTTGTAGGTGGTCATGTCCGGGATGTCCCGGTTTTCATAGTAGAAGCTGGTCATGAGGATGACGGCCAGACGAACAGGCTCCAGCACGTCAGGCACATTGCCTTCCTCGTCCGGTTCCGGCTCAAAGGAAACCCGGCAGTAATCCTCGGCGGCGGTCTGGGACTGCCTGATCAGACTTTCGATGTAGCCATCTTCCTCATCATGCTCGATGCGCAGATGGGTTTTGACTTCATCCACGGTGACGATCATCAGGTACCACCGCCCTCGGTTCCCTCAGTTTCCTGGGTCTCCGGTGCGGTCGCTTCCATCAGCCCGGCAGCACGCAGCGCGGCCAGCAGGGCATTGAAGTCTTCCTTCAGCTGCGTATAGGCGCTGGCAGTGCTGTCCGCCTGATAGGCGGCGGGTGTAATGCCATCCGCAGAAAGCACACCATCGGTAATGGTAAGGCCGCTACCCACCTTAATGCCGCCGAGCGTGTCAGCGCTGGCAGTCGGCAGCGTATAGGAACCGCCGCCTCCCTCGCCGGGGAAGTTCTCCACCTCCGCGCCTTCCAGAAAGGTCAGCTTGCCGCCAATGACCCATTCCTCGCCGCCGTGTGCGGCATAGTTCTTGGTGTTATAGGTATTCGCCATAAAGCATTCCTCCTTCAGGAAGGGAGCCATCCGGTATCAGATGGCTCCCATGGTCGTTGAGTTATCAGGACTTCACAGCCAGGCACTTCATGGCTTCAGCCAGCACCAGACGACCATCCACACGCTGGGTAGCGCGGAAACCGACTTGACCGGTGACGGCGAAGAGCTCGTTCAGGCGCTGGAAAGAACGGCCCTGACGATCGGCGATCCAGTAGGACTTGAAGTCGCCGAACAGGATCACCTTGTTTCCGGCGGAGATTTCCGGCACGAAGGGAGAAGTCACGATCCGGTAGTTCAGCAGCAGGTCAGGCTGGCCTTCCTTCAGGCCGGGCTGCCACAGGTACTGGCCCAGGCCGTCCTTCAACTTCCGGATAGCCTTCAGA